AATGTTTCTTCCTCAACACCTTTAGGTCCTGTTAAGATTGTAGTTGATCTACCTCTAGCTTTAGTCTTTCTTGCATCATAACCATCCATTGCAGTTGCTGTAGCTTGTGAAACTTCAGGTGCGGTTGGAGTAGGTGGTGGTGCTGGTGCAGGAGTGGGTCTGCTTGGTCTTACTATTCTTGCTACTGCTCCTCCCATATTATTCTCCAAATGTTAATGATGATTTAGTTTCTGATTTTGTTTCAGAAACAGTTTCTTTAATTTCTTTTACTTCAGGTTTTTTAACTTCGTTTTCAAAAGTAATATCATTACTATGATCTATTGCCTTCTTGTAAGTTCTTTTTTCTTTTTTTACTTTTGGTTTCTTTTTAAATATTTTTTTAATTTTTTCTAACATTATGATCCTAATAAAGTTTTCTGTTCTGTTTCAGCTTCTTCTTCTACACCTAATGGTCCAGTTAAGATTGTAGACCTTCTGCCTTTTCGTTTTCTTTCTATCTCTCTTTGCTCTGCCGCAATTCTGTCTTTTTCTTCTTGGGATAGTTCTGCTGAAGGTGGTTCAGGCAAAGGTTGAACTGGTGGTAGTGGTGGCATTTTTGGTCTAAAAAGTGATCCCATAATTATATAATCCTGTATTCATTATCTGCTACACTTTGTGGAGCAGTTTGTCTATCATTAATTTCTTGCAATCCTACACTTAGATACCTCATAGCATCACAAGCGTGT